CTACTAAATCCAGCGTCATTACCAGCTGAAGCAGTAATAGTTACAGAGGTACCATTTGTTTGATTTACACCTGTAAATGTAGTATCTGTTCTATGAAATTGCATTTTTAAATCATAATTTGCTGTTGCATCAGCAGAGCCAGATTTTGTAAACTGAAAACCTATGTTTTTATTATCAGATGATGGTCTTATATTGTTCCATTTACAAATGTAGACATCATATGTGGTATCAATACCAGTCAGTGTTGCAGTATTAGCTCCTGCACAATCAGCTTCTGAAATTAAAATTAAACTATTTGTACTCATTTTATAC